GACGACCGTCGCGGACCACCTCACCGGATGCCGGCGGTACTGGATCGAAGGGCCGGACAACGAGAAGGGTGAGGCGACAGGGCGCTGGGTCGACGAGGCGCGGATCGAGGTACTGGTGGCCGACGAGATCGTCGTGGAGGCGGAAGAGGTCGCTGCGCGGCCCGCGCCGAGTGATTGCGATCCGCCGCGGCGGGGTGGCCCGGCCCGGCCGTGAGCTTCTGGCGCCGGGTCCTCCGGTGACCTTCCCCGTCTGGTCCGACCTCCCCGGCACCACCGTCCGCTGGACACCGGACCGGTCCCTCCGCGCCCGCATGGACTTGAGCCTCGTCTGGTTCCTGTTCCCCGCGGGCGACAAGGTGCGCTGCCCGGTCTGCTCCGACGTGGTCGGCGAGTTCCTCTGCTGGGTCTGTGCGCGGGTGCATCCGGGCGGCCGCGGAGCCGGGCCAACGGGGTACGGCCAGAGCTCGACCTGCCGGTGCGGCTGGCATCTCGACCTCCGCTTCATCGCCTCGCCGGTCGAGGAGCGACGGGCCTGATGCTGCTCGCCCCTTCCAGCGCCTGGCTGCCCATTGAACTCTCGGCCAGCCTCGAGGCCCGGATCGGCAAAGTGCGGAACGGCGCGCCCGACCTCTATGCCACGGCCGAGCAGGAACGGGAGACGAAGCGGCTGGCGCTGGTCATCTTCGCGCTCGAAAATCTGCTCAATCCGCGCGCGCATGTTGACAGCGTAGCCCACTCCCTCGCATCTTAGACCCGACATCAGCGGCCATCTGACGGCCCGTCCGCCCAGGAGCAATCCTTGGTGCGGATGGGCCGTTTCCGTTTTCCCGGATGCCTTGAGCCTCTTGCCTGCGACCGCCGAATCGACGCCCCGCTTGGCGAAATCCCCTGAAAAAGGCACCTGGGCTGCCGCCTGGGTCGCCACTGCTCGCGTCAAGCCTTACAGCCGGAACCCGCGCCGGAACGAGCACGCCGTGGCGAAGACGGCGGCCTCGATTCAAGCATTCGGATGGCGCCAGCCCATCGTGGTCGACCGTGCGATGGTGATCGTCGCGGGCCACACGCGGCTGCTGGCCGCCCAGTCCCTGGGGCTGGCTGAGGTGCCGGTACACATCGCCAGCGACCTCACGCCGGCACAGGCCAAGGCCTACCGCCTTGCGGATAACCGGGTGGGCGAAGAGGCGGAGTGGGACATGCCCGCGCTCCGGCTCGAGATGAAGGAGCTGGAGGCCATGAGCTTCGACATGGGGCTCATGGGCTTCGACGGCCCGGAGATCAGGGCCCTGTGTCGTGGCGTGCTCGCGGAAAACCCGGACGACGTCGTGCCCGTGCCGACCGAGCCCATCACGCAACCGGGCGATCTGATTCTACTGGGCCGGCACCGGCTGTTGTGCGGCGACGCGACGTCGGCCAGCGATGTAGCTCGCCTCCTCGCGGATGCCCGGCCCGCATTGATGGTGACCGACCCGCCCTACGGCGTCGAGTACCGACCCGAGTGGCGTAACGAAGCACTCGCCCCCGCCGACCGCCGCCAAGGACTGGTCCAGAACGACGATCGCGTCGACTGGTCGGAAGCGTGGGCGCTCTTCCCCGGCGACGTCGTCTATTGCTGGCATGCCGACCGGCATGCCAGCGCAGTGCAGGCCTCGCTCGAGCGTTCGGGATTCGACGTGCGTGGGCAAATCATCTGGGCCAAGCCGCGCTTCGTCATCAGCCGCGGGCATTACCACTGGCAGCACGAGCCCTGCTGGTACGCGGTACGGAGAGGGGCGACCGGCGCCTGGATCGGCAACCGGAGCCAGACGACGCTGTGGGAGATTCCCCTCCTCGATGACGTCGACGCAAAGGTGCACGGGACTCAGAAGCCGACCGCATGCATGGAGCGCCCGCTGATCAACCACGCGGGCGACGTGTACGACCCGTTTGCCGGCACCGGGACCACGCTGATCGCGGCTGAGCGGCAGGGGCGCACCGCCTACCTGCTCGAGATCGATCCCGGCTACTGCGACGTCATCGTCACCCGCTGGGAGCGTGCGACGGGGGCGAAAGCGCAGCGGGCCTGATGGTCAAGACGACGGCACGGCTGGACGAGGTCGAGAACTACGCGGCGCTGGGTGGGACCGACCTCGAAATCGCGGAGATGGTCGGGTGCTCGCCCCAGACGCTCAAGCGGCGGTATGGCGAGAAGCTCAAGGCGGGCCGGGCGCGACGCCGGCTCCGGCTCCGGCAGAAGCAGACAGAGGTCGCGCTCGGGGGCAACGTCACGATGCTGATCTGGCTCGGCAAGCAGGAGCTTGGCCAGGTCGATCGCCAGGAGCTCACCGGCAAGGGAGGGCAGCAATTAGTGCAGCCGAACATCAACGTCCGCCTTACGAGGCCGAGTGAGTAGTCAGGCACCTGAGGTCGCGGTCGAGATCCCCGAGGCGCTCGGCTTCCTGTTCGAGCCGCCGCTCGGTGCGGTCCGCTACCGCGGCGCCTATGGGGGGCGTGGTTCTGCGAAGTCCTGGTCGATCGCCCGCGCCCTGCTGATCAAAGGGGCCGAGGCGCCGCTCCGCATCCTCTGCGCCCGGCAGTATCAGTCCTCGATCCGCGACTCGGTGCACAAACTGCTCGAGGACCAGGTCCCTGCGATCGGGCTCGATGGGTTTTACACTGTGACGCTGACATCGATCCTGGGGGAGAACGGGACGGAGTTCATCTTCAAGGGGATTCAGCGCGACATCGAGGAGATCAAGTCGACCGAAGGCGTCGACATCTGCTGGGTGGAGGAGGCGCAGTCGGTGAGCGAGGAGGCCTGGCGCATCCTCATCCCGACGATCCGGAAGGAGGGCTCGGAAATCTGGGTGAGCTTCAACCCGGTTCTGTCCACCGACCCGACCTATCGCCGCTTCGCCGAGGATCCGCCGGCCGGGTCCATCGTCCGCAAGGTCAACTTCCCCGAAAATCCCTTCTTCCCCGAAGTGCTACGCCAAGAGGAGCAGGAGCTGCTGCGGCGCGACCCGGAGGCGCACGCCAACGTCTGGCTCGGCGAGCCGTGGCATCGTTCCGACGCCGAGGTGTTGGCCGGCAAGTGGCGGGTCGAGGAGTTCACCCCGCAGACATATTGGGACGGTCCCTACTACGGAGCGGACTGGGGCTTCGCGAAAGACCCCTCGACGCTGATCAAGATGTGGGTCGCCGATGGCGTGCTGTACCTCGAGCACCAGGAGAGCGGCGTCCAGCTCAACATGGACGAGACCGAACGCCGATTCCGTCGGGTGCCGGGTGCCGGCGACTACACCATCCGGGCCGACTGTGCTCGCCCCGAGACGATCAACGAGATGTGCCGGCGGGGGCTCAAGGTCATCGGCGCCCCGAAGTGGACCGGCTCGGTGGAGGACGGGATTGAGCACCTGCGCAGCTATGTGGCGATCATCATTCATCCCCGCTGCACGCTGGCGATTCAGGAGGCCCGGCTCTACCGCTACAAGACCGACGCCAAGACCGGCGACGTCTTGCCGCACCTGGTCGACGCGCACAATCACACCTGGGACGCCGGCCGCTACGGACTCTCCCCGCTGATCCGCCAGCGCACCGTCGGGATCATGTAATGGGCCTCGACTCCTGGGGCCTGACCAAGCCCGGCCGCATGGTCAAGAAGTCCTGGCCCGGCATGGGGCTCGGGTTCGGCGACGCCGACTTCATTCCGGACGGCAGTACTGGACACATCATCGACGCCGAGGTGCGCGAGCTGCTGGGCGACCGGCCCGAGGCGCTGGCCCTGGTGGCACTGGCTTACATCGCCATGCAGTGGCGAGCGCAGAAGATTGCCGAGCCGCCGCTGATGGTGGTGGAGGAGGATCAGGAGAGCGGCGACGAGGAATGGCTTCCCGATCACGAGCTGGTTGAGCTCTTCGACGAGCCGAGCCTGGACTACGATCTAGGGCAGCTGATTCAGGCCACCAGCTGGTACAACGACGCCACGGGCCACTCGATCTGGACGATCGACCGGGACCGGGCGGGGCGGCCGGCGCGGCTCACCCCGTTCAGCGGCGACGAGTTCTCCACCGAACCGGGCAAGGACGACGACGGGAACGCGCGGATCCGGAGCCTCTACCAGGTCACCAACACCCTCGGTGGCATCCCCAAGGACTTCAAGCCCGAGGACGTGGTCTACTTCCGCGACGCGCCCGGGGTGGGCCCGGTACGCCGGCGCGCCTCCCGTCTCGGTGTGGCGATGGAATGGCTCGCCCTGGGCGACGACACCCGGAAGAAGGTCCACGAGCTGGTGAGCATCGCCGCCTGGCCGAGCCTGGTGATGCAGCCGGACCGCGAGTGGAACCCGAGCCAGGCCGATTTGGAGCGCTACGAACAGAAGACCCTGCAGCGGCAGCGGGAGCGCAAGCCGTTGATCATGCTGGGCGGCGGCACCGCTACGGTGGTCAGCGCCCGCATTCGGGACCTGGTGCCCGACGAGGTGCTCGACCGGGTCGAGGCGGTCGTCGCCGCGGTGTTCGGCGTGCCGGCCGTGGTGCTGCAGTACCTGGTCGGCATCCGCAACGCCCCCTGGAGCCAGCTGGCCGAAGCGCGCCGCATGGCCTACACCGACGCCATCAAGCCCGCCTGGGTCGGGATCGAGCGCCCGGTCACTCGCCAGCTGCTGCGTCCCTTGGACGAGGACCGCACCCACTTCGTCCGGTTCGACACCTCACGGATCGAGGCCCTCAAGGAATCGCAGCTGGAGGCAGCCCAGCGGGTGGGTCTCGTGGCCCGCATCGCCTCCGTCAACGAGCGCCGCACCATGGTCGGCCTCGAGCCCGATGCGGACCCCAAGGCGGATGAAGTCCCCGAGTTGAAGCAGCCCGACCCCCTGAGTCTGCTCGGTGGGTTCGGCGCCAACGAGGAGAAGGCGGCATGGCTCCGGGCGATGGTCGAGAAGCGCGGCCTGTTCGCCATGCTGCGCGCCGACCAGGCCGAGCGGGCGCAATTCGAATGGCAATTTGCTGCCTTGAAGCAGTTCGAACGGGACCAGTCCGCCATCGTCACCCTCGCGGAGCGGCACCTCACCGGCACCAAAGCCGAGACCGTGAGCCCGGCAGCCCGTGCGCAGTTCATGAAGGCCGTCGAGGCCTACCTCACCGACGCTAGCGCCCAGATGCAGACCGCAGTTGCTCCGCTGGTCACTCGCAACGCCGAAAGCGTGGCGCGCGCCGTGGTGGCCGAGTTCCGGGTCTCCTTCCAGACGCTGCAACCCAACGTCGCCGCCTATGCCCGGCGCGAGGCGGCCTGGCTGGTGAAGGGACTCACCGACACAACCCGGGACCAGGTGCGCGAGGCGGTCGCCCGCGGCATCGAGCAGGGGCTCGGCGCGCGGGAGATCGCCAAGGGCCTGCGCGACCTGCCGGCCTTCACCCCGGAGCGCGCCCTGCTGGTGGCCCGCACCGAGACCACCCGGATCACCAACGGGGCGCCGACCGAGACGCTCAAGGAATTGGAGCGGAGGACCGGCCGCCGGTTCGTGAAGACCTGGAGCACCGCGCTCGACGACCGGGTGCGCGATGAACATGCAGCGATGGAGGGCGAGACGGTCGGGGTTGCGCAGGACTTCTCGAACGGCCTCCAGTACCCGTCGGACCCGAATTGCCGCTGTGTACTGCTCTACAACGAGGAGGCCGCATGACCGCGATCGCCACGCCGGAGCTTACCCGCAAGGCGCTCCGCTTCACCACGAAAGCGCTCGAGGTCGAAGAGCGGACCTTCGAAGGGCTGCTCGCCACCTGGGACGAAGACCTCGGCGGCGACGTGATTCACCGGGGATCGTTCCGCGAAAGCCTGAAAGACATCGCGGCCCGCGGCGAGGTGATCAAGCTCCTCGACCACCACAACTCGTGGCGGGTGCGCGACGCCTTGGGCAAGCTGCTCGAGGCCGAGGAGCGCAAGGAAGGTCTCTGGACCAAATGGCGCATCGTGCGGGGCATGGACGGCGACGCCGTCCTCGACCGGTTGCGCGATGGGGTGATCGACCGCATGAGCATCGGCTTCTACGTCCTGGAGGCGAAGGACGAGACCAACGAGGGCCGGATCACCCGCCACATCACGAAGGGCACCCTCGCCGAGGGTTCGCTCGTGATTTTCCCGATGAACCCCGGGGCGGCGATCGACGTCGCCACCGTGAAATCCTTCGCCGATCTGATCGCCACCACGGACCCGGCCACCCTCGGTGACGAGGCCCGCCCAGAGCTCCGCAAACTGGCGTCTCGGATCGGCACCCTGCTCCGGCCTGCCGGCTCTGCCGCACCGGCCGACGAGCAGACGCAGGACCCGGAGCACACTCCCCAGCCCCCGGAGACGGCTGTCCTGGAGGAGAAGACCGAGACGGAGCCGATCTACCTCTACAGCGAGGCGCTGCAGCAGCGTCTCCTCGGCCTCCGCATCCATCAGACCCTTCATGGAACAGCGAGGATCCAGTGAGCAAGGATACGAAGGAGCGCAAGCCCGCCAACATTCGGCAGATGGAAGCCGACTTCAAGGCGCTGGCGAAGGAACTGGAGATCGGCCAGGCCGAAATGGCCGCCGGCCCGATTCCCGATGCACGCGGCAAGGAGCTGGACGAGAAGGCCGCGGAGATGGAAGCCCTCCAGAAGCACATCGACCAGTACAACCGCGTCGCCGGCATCGTGCGCGACGCGAAGAAGGTCGACAGCCCGACCCTGCCGGGCACCGACGGGCAGGGCCGCAACACCAAGAGCGTGACCACCACGCCGGGGCACATGTTCATCGCCTCGGAGGCCTTCCGGAAGTATCGGGCCGGCGGGAAGCAGGACTGGTCCGCGAAGGTCGACATCCGCTCCATCCGGGGCGGCCGGGTCCAGCTGCACGGCGAAGAGGCCGCGGCCTTCGAGGCCAAGGCCTTCGACCCGTCGCAGCTGTCGGACCTCGGCGTCGATGCGTTCATCCCCGAACAGCGCGACCCCGACCTCGTGCGCTACGAGGAGCCGGAGATCCTGAGCATTCGCGACGTGCTCAACGTCGTCCCGGCAACCTCAGACACGATCCGGTACGTCCGGCACACCGCCACCGCGCGCGCGGCCGCAAGCCAGGCCAGCCGTGGGGCGCCGAAGGGCTACCTCACGATCACGGCCGACACGGCGAGCGTCTCGGTCGAGACCATCGCCGTGCTGTCGAAAGTGACCGAGCAGGACATCGACGACGCGCCGCGGCTGGTCGGCTACATCAACGGCGAGATGCGGCTCGACGTGAAGGTGAAAGAAGAGGATCAGCTGCTGTGGGGGACCGGACTGAGCGGCCAGCTCGAAGGCCTCTTCGTCACGGAAGTCAGCCCCGGCGTCAAGGCGATCGCCGAGTTCGCCCGGGCCCAGGTCGGCGACACCACCATCGACCTCATCCGGCGCATGCGCACCGACCTGCGCAAGAACCGGATGCAGCCGAATTTCGTCACCATCGACCCGCTCGATTGGGAAGAGGTCGAGCTCGCGAAGGGAAGTGACACCCACTACCTGTGGGGCCTCATCTCCGATCTGCGCGGCCCGCGGATCTGGAGCCTGCGTGTCGTCGAGTCCGATGCGATGACCCATCCCACCACGAACGAGCGCCGCATCCTGATGGGCGACGGGATCCGCGGGGCGACGATCTACGACAAGCACGACGTGCGGCTCGCCGTCGGTTACGTCAACGACGATTTCGAGCGCAACCTGCGGACGCTCCGGGCCGAGGAGCGGATCGCGCTGGCCCTCAAGCGGTCCTGGGCCTTCGAGTACGCCGTCACGGCTGAGGCCAGCTCGTGAGGTGGTTAGACGCACGACGGGCGGCGGGGCGGAGCGAAGCGGCTCCGCTCCCCGCCGGGGGCACCGGTCCTGAGCCGGTGTCCGTGAAGGCCACTCCCTACGCGCGCAGGCAGGCGGCGGAGCTGGGCATCGACCTCGCCAGCCTCACCGGCACTGGCGCCGATGGGCTCATCACGCTCGAGGACGTGCGGCGAGCGGCAGGCCTCACCGGATGATCAACCTCGGCCAGCTCAAGCGCGCGCTCGGGGTCACCGACCACAGCAGCGACACGCTGCTCGTCCAGATCCTGGCGCGCGCTATTCGCTGGGTTGAGGAACAGACCGGCCGCCGCTTCGACGTGCCGGCCTCTCGTATTGAATACCAGAAGGGCAACGGCACGGACACGCTGTTGCTTGACGGACATATCGCCGATGCTGATGCGGTCGTTACCGTGAGCGCGCGCCGGCCGGGCGCGGACGCTGAACCGTTCCTCGACTTCGAAGTGCGGGGGGATTCCCTGGTGCGGCTCGACGGATTCTGCTGGTCGCCCCGGCTCGAGTACTCCATCAGCTACGAGGACGGCTACGACGATCCCCCGGAGGATATCCAGGGACTCGTGGTCGGCGTCGCGCGGCAGGAATGGCAGAACGTCGCCGGGGACACGGACCTCACCAGCGAGACGATCGGTGACTACCGCTACACCCGATCCGAAAGCGCGGCAGCGGCGAGCATCAACCTCTCCGACACCGAAACGCGCACCCTCAACCGCTGGCGGAGGCAGCCGTGAGGGCCGGACTTGCTCCACTTTCCCCCGACTTTCCCGCGACATTCCCGCGCGGGTTTTACGGGGGTTTTACGGGGGTTTTACGGGGGAACCCCCGACATTCCCGCGCTTTTTCCGCGCTTTTCCCGCGCGTTTTCCGCGCGAAACCCCCCGATTTCCCCCGCTGGTTTTCGGGTGGTGACGTAGACGAAGACGTTTACGGTAAAGCTTCTTCTTCAACGGCGCGGGGGCGCGCGCGTTCGATTTTCAGGCGCTTCGCCTCGGGGCTCGCGGCGCTGGCCAAGGCCCTAAGTCGTTGGCGGTGGCGACGTTGACCGCCCCGGCCTACCAGGACGTGTACCGCCCCGGTCGGGGGGTCGTGACCCCGGGCTACCGGGAATGCGCGGCCCGCTACCGGCTCCTGGCTCCTCTCCTGGCCACACTGCGGAAGCCATTCAGCGTCTTGGACTTGGGCACCGCTCAGGGCTACTTCGCTGAGCGGATCGCCCACGACTTCGGGGCCCGGGTCCTGGCCCTCGACGCCACAGCGTCGCCAGCCTGGCGGAAGCACCGGCTGGTGGCCTACCGGGTCCGCCGGGTCACGGCCGAGAACCTCGCCGCCCTGGGCAGCTTCGACGTCGTGCTCGCCCTCTCGGTGTTGCACCACTGCCCAGACTGGCCGACGATCCTCGAGCAGCTCCCGGCGCTGGCCCGCCGCTGGCTGGTGCTCGAGGTGCCAAACCCCCGCGAGCGGCTCCGGGTGGCGCCGGCCCGGGGCGACTTGGCCGGCCTGCACCGGGCCGTGGCGGCGCTCGGCGGCAAGGTCCTGAGCATGACCGGCGGGGTCTACGACCGGCGCCTGCTGCGAGAGCTCCGGGCGGTGCCGGGTCGGCCCCTGGCGCTCCGCGGCGTTGTGACGGCGGGCAGCGGGCGGCACTCGGTGTTCTCGAAGCGGTTCCGGGGCCGGCTCAAGGACGAGATTGGCTACCGGATGGCGCTGGGGTCGCTCAATGTCAAGCTAGAAGGTGTGGAGCAAATCCGGCCACTGCTCGGCCCTCCGGCGTTGCGGTTCGTGCACCGCCGGAAGGTCGACGGCGTGGTGACGGGCTGCGAGTATTTCTACTGGCCCGCTCGGTTCGGCGCCGTCGCGGGGCACGTCATGATCCCCGGCGCCCGCGGGCATGGGCCCGACTGCCTCGAGCTCGTCGCCCCGGTGCACCTCCGCACGACCCTCGGGCTCCAGGACGGCGATGTGCTGCCGATTGAGGTGGGCGCATGAATGCCGCCGCGAGCACCAGCACCGTGACCCGCCTGTTTGAGGGCCGGCGGATCGTGATCGAGGCGCCGACGGCGGGCGTGATTCTCTCGGCCTGGCGCAAAGGACGCTGGTACGAGGAGCCGCTGCTCGCCCACCTCAGAAGCCTCAAGCTCCGAGGCCTCGCCGTCGATGCCGGCGCCAACGTGGGGAATCACACTCTCTGGCTCGCGCTCGTCTGCGGGCTCCAGGTGGCGGCCTTCGAGCCCCTGCACGCGGCATTGCTTCGGCGCAACCTGGCCGCCAACCGGCTTGTCCACCGGGTCCAGGTCTACGAAGTGGCCCTCGGCCGCGCGGCCGACACCGCGGCCCACTTGGGCAAGGGCCAGCTCGCAACCGGCCGAGGACTGATCGCGGTTCGGACCCTCGACAGTTTCGGCCTGCACGGCGTTGTCCTGCTCAAGGCGGACGTCGAATTCATGGAGCCGGACGTGCTCCGGGGCGGTGAGCAGACGATCCGGCGAGACCGGCCGATTATCGTTGCCGAAGTCCACCCCGGCCACGAGCAGGCGCTCGCTGAGGTGCTCCGGCCCTGGGGATACGAGCGGCGTCGCGTGTTCCACGGCAAGGGGAGCCCGACACCGGTCGAAGAATGGCGCTCGACTCAGGCGAGCCCATGATGCCCGGCCCGATTCCTCGGATCATCCACCGGCTGTGGATCAACCCGCCTGGGCCCCCGATGCCCGCGGAGTTCGTCGAGTACGGGCGCCGGTGGCGCGAATTGCACCCGACCTGGTCGGTGCGCGACTGGACCTCGATCGACGAGCTCCGTCCCCTGCTCAACCAGGATCTCTACGACCGTGCGCCCACGCGCGATCGGCACCGGATCCGGGCCGGCCTCGTGCGCCTGGAGCTCATCTACCGGATCGGGGGGGTCTACGTGGACACCGACGTGGAGCCGCTCAAGCCCCTCGATGAGCTGATCGCGAACCGGGTCTGCATGGTGGCGCTCTCAGCCAACCGCATGCGCACCGGGGCCGGCGTGCTGTCGGATTCCTTTATGGCCGGGGTGCCCGGGCATCCACTCTTCCGGGCCGCGATCGAGGCGCTGCCGACGGCGATGCGCCTGCTCCGCGATCACCCCCGCGCCGCGGTGGAACTGGGACCCTACCATCTCGACCGCACCTTCCGAGCGGTCCCCTGGCCCGACGTGCATGTGCTGGCGCCGCACATCCTGTATCCCCAGTCGATCACTGCACGCGAGCGAGGCGAGGTGCCGGACTTGAGCCGCTCGTATGCCTGGCACCACTGGGCGAACAGCCGCGACAGAAAGCGGCGGACGGCATGAACCCCGCGCGCGACCTGTCGATCGTCGGCACGGCCTGCAACGGGTACGGCCGGTTCCTGCCGGCCTGGGCGGACTCCCTCGCCGCGCTCACCGTGCGCCCCGCCGCCGTGTTCCTGCTCACCCACGGCGACGGACCGGACGCGGCCGCCGGGGCCGCCGCGGTGGCGCGTCTGATGGCCGCCGGGCTCGTGGCGACCCATCGGCACGAGCCGGTCCGGATGCACATCGCACTCGCCAAGAACACCGTCACCGCGATGACGGCGACGCCGTGGGTCGCCAACCTCGACGCCGATGACACCCTGTTCCCCTATGCGCTCGAGGAGGTGGCCCGGCTGGCCGATCAGGCCGACGTGATCGGCTTCGGCTACGAGCGGCACGGCGAAGTGCGCGGCAAGGTGTCGAAGGGCCGCCGACTCTACGCCGACAGCGTGGGCATCGCGGCGGTGACGCGGTTCTACCCTGCCTCGGGGAATTGGCCGTTTCGGCGCACGCTCTGGGAGCAGCGGCCCTACCGGACCGACTTGGACGGCGCCTGGGATACCGCGTCGCTCATTGAATGGGCCCACCTGGGCGCGCGGGTCAAGGCGACCCGGCGGCCCTGCTTCCGCTACTTCCGCCGCACTGATTCGGTGCTCTCGCAGCGCACCCGGGATCACGCCGGCTTGAGCCGGACCAACGCCCGGATCCGGGACCTGCACCACCGCCCCAGCGTCGCGCTCCCGCCGCCGTCTGGCACCAGAGGCGACTATGCCGTCAGTGTGCTGGTGCCACGCGCCGTCGGTGACTTGAAGGAACGCGACGCGGCCTGGGCCTGGCTCCGGCGCCGCTACGCCGCGGTGCATCCCGACTGGCAGGTCGTCGAAGGCTGGGGCCACGCCGGCACCCGCTTCTGCAAGGGCCGGGCGGTGGCCGAAGCGGTCGCGCAGTCCGATGGCGCAATTCTGGTGATCGCCGACGCCGACTGTGTGGTCCCGGCTTCGGCACTCCGGGATGCGGTCGCGGCGCTCGAGCAGGGCGCTCCGTGGGTCATGCCGCACCGCCTGGTGCACCGCCTGAGCGCGGCGCAAACGACGCGCTGGCTCATCGAGGCCCCCGATGCTGAACTGGTGGCGCCCACGGCCGGCCTCGCCCGCCCGGCTTACCCCGGTATCGAAGGCGGGGGGATCGTGGTCTGCAGACGGGCCGACTACCTGAGCACGGGCGGCATCCCGCTCGCCTTCATCGGCTGGGGTGCCGAGGACGAGGCGCTCGCGGCGATCCTCACGGGGCTGCTCGGCGCGCCGGTGCGGCTCCCGACCCCACTGGTGCACCTCTGGCATCCGCCCAGCGCCGCGCAGCGGGAGCCCTACGGCAAGGCGCGGAATCGCCAGCTTCTGGGGCTCCTGCGCGCCGTGCGCGCGGATCCGGCGCGGTTGCGTGCGCTGGCGCAGCAGATGACGCTCCGGCCCCAGATGGCAGCCAGCGCCTTCGGCAAGGTCCCGGCCACCTTCGGGAACGTGCGCTACGTGGTGCAGCAACGGGTACAGGAGCAGGCGCAGCAAGCCCCGCCCTGGAAGCGGCGGGCGGTATGAGCTTCGCCAGCCTCCTCGACTACACCGTCCGCATCTGGCGCGCGACCCCGACACCCGGTGTGCTCGGCACCTCGACCCAGGAGCTGTCGCCCGTGGGCATCGTGCCGGCGACCTGCAAGCGGCCCGTCGCGCCGATCGGAGACGTGGGCCCCGGGCTCGCCCCGATCGGCGAGCGCACATGGTACTGTGAGGCCGACGTCGACGTGCGGGAGCGCGATGTGCTCGAGCCGGTCACGGGCCCGGACCTCGCGCACCGCTTCGAAGTCGACGGCCCACCCACGCGGCCGCGGAGCCATCACACCGAGCTCCGCACCCGGCACTGGCTGGGCAAGCTTCCGGGAGACGGCTGATGATTTCCGTGCTGGCCGGGCGCTGGGAGGGCCTCGAAGGCCTGGGTGAGTCGGCGCTCATGGAGCTGGTGCCGGGCGTGGCGGAGGTGATTCAGCGGGCCGGCCGGTACGCAGTGAACGAGACGAAGAAGACCCTCAGCGGTCCGCGCAGTGGCCGGGTCTACAAGGTGAGCCGCACTGGCCGGCTCCATGTGGCCGCGGCGCCGGGTGAGCCGCCGGCGGTGCTCTTCGACCGGCTGCGCCAATCGATCGCCTTCACGTTCCGGTGGGATGGGCTCACCGCCATCGTCGAGATCGGGTCGAACGTGGTCTATGCCGCGATTCAAGAGTGGGGCGGGATCACCTCCCGCGGTGTTCGCATCCCGGCACATCCTTATTTCGAGCCGACTATGCTCCGCGTCGAGCCGGTGATCGACCAGATGTTCGAGAACTTCGATGTCGGCATTGGACAGCGGCAGGTGCAGCGCAATCTTGAGTCGGCTCTCTTCGGGAGTGGGGAATGATCGTGCTTCCGCTGGTGCTCTCGTGTCTCGCGCTGATCGCCGCGGCGGGCGCGGTGTGGTACTGCCGCCATCTCGCCGCCGACGTCGTGGCGCGGCTCAATGAGCTCAACGCGGAACCCAAGGAGCCGGCCGCGTCGCCGCTCCCGACCGGACGCGCCTACTCCACGGAGGCGCTCGATCAGGCCCGAGACGCGCTGGCGAGGCGCCGATGAAATGGCACGCGGTGCTCCAGGCGATTCAGACGGATATCGCCGCCGATCCGGTGCTCGTCGGCATCTACGGCGCGGCGATGCGCTACACCGGCTCGGCGCCGCTGGCGATCCCCTCGCTGGAGTTCATGGTCGTCGCGGATGCCGAAACCGAACTATGGGCACCCTGCACGATTCAACTCGACCAGTGGTGCAAGGAAATGGTCGACCTGATCGCCAGCGAGCAGCGGCTGCGGCGGATGTTCCACCGGGAACTGCCCACCCGGTTCGGCGGGGCGACCGGCCTCGTGATGTGGGCGCAGTACAACGACGGGGCGCCGCTCACGACGCCGGACCGCAACGACTTTTTCGGGCGGGCGATTCGGTTTCGGTTCACCCCGCTGCGCGATTTGTACGAACCCGTAGTGCCTTCCACCTCATAGGAGCAAGATCATGCCCGCGTATAACCTGCTGGACCTCGCTACGGTCATCCGTAGCTTCGGGCGCGGCGCCGTGTTCCGCGCTCCCAAGTGGGACTTTGCCAGCCCGCTTGCCCTGACCCACCTCCTCGACACCGAGGGGGACATCAACGTCAACGTCAACTCCGAAGTCGCCGGACTCACAACCCCGGAGACGACCGGCCCGGCGTGGCACGAGGCCGACTACACCGGCGAAGCGCCCGTGGTCGAAATCCCCGGCTACATGACCGACCCGACCACCATCGCGCTCTGCAGCCCGTCAGGGACGATGAGCGCCGGCCGCTCCCGCCGGAGCGCGCCGCTCGAGCACACCCTGGTCCTCTTCCCCGAATCGGTGTACCTCAGGGATCCGGACGTCAACCGAATCGTCGAAGCCGGCATCGTGACCTACACCAACGCCGGCGGATGGGAGCTGGACGGGGAGCCGCTCGACGCCGCCCGCCTCGCGGCCCTCCAGGCCGCCGCCATCTGGCTCTGGCGCGGCATGTTCGACCGGCCGCCCCGCCGTCTGCTGGGCGGCGCAGGCGACGCGCGACGCAACATCGAGACGCTGTCGTTCCGGACCATGCATCACCCGCTCGCGCCGGAAGGGCATCACCTCTACACCATCGGCAACCCGGCCGACGCGGGCATCGATCCCGAAATCGGGATCGTGAGCTGATGGTGACATTTCGCGTCGTCCCCAAGGCGGAGAGCGCCGCGATCCGGGAGGCACATTACCGGAAGCGCGCTCCCGCCGCGGCGCCCCGGCCCAAGAGCCAGAACTTCGCGCCGGTGCTCGCCTTCGGCGACATCGAGGCGTTTCTGTTCCGGGGTCGGGCTTATGGGGTGCCGCCGCTTCCGTACAAGGCCGGGCTCGAGCTGCTCGAGCTCTGGACCGAGGCCTCCGATCTGGGCTCGAACATGAGCCACGCGGTGGCCCGCCGGTACGGGGCGATCATCCGCCGCATCGCTGTGCTCCTCTGGAAACACACTCGCGTCGTTGGCAAGGGCCGCCGGATGCTTCGGCGGCTCGGCCTGTTCCGGAACCCCTTCGCTGAGGCGACCGAGGCTGAGCTGGTCGACCTGGCCGCGCGTTTTCTCGCCCGGAGGCGTCACACGATTACTGGACCCCGGACGACGGGGACAGCGGACCGCCTCCACCCATCGACCGCCTAGATGAACTCGCCAGCTTTGCCGACCTCTTGCCGCAGTGGTGCGGACCCGACGGGTTCCCGCTCAGCTGGAAGCACTTCTGCTTCGGGATGCCGTACCTCGCCCGCGCCCATACCCGGAACCAGGCTGCGCGTGCTCAGGCAGTGCGGATCGGAGGCGACACCAGCGGCGAGGGGTACAAGGAATTCCAGGAGAACGTCCGCCGTGCCACGATTCCCCATGACCCGAGGCCGTAACTGATGGCGACCGGGAACGTGATCGAGCGCCTGATCCGGCTGGTGCTGGACAAGGCGGCTGCGCTCCGGGCTGAACGGGACGCGAAGAAAACCGCGAGCGTCATCGAGGGGGCGCTGGGCGGACTCAAGCGTGCGGCGCTGGCGGTGGGCTCCGCGCTCGCCGCGGCGTTCGGGCTGCGGGCGCTGATTCGCTTCGGCCAGGAGGCGGTGCGCGCCGCGATCCACGTCGAGCGGGTCTGGGCCGATCTCCGCGGCACCGTCGAGGCGACCGGGCAGAGCTTCACCGACATCGAGGGTGACCTCCGGGCGCTGGGCGACGTCTTCCAGGACGTCACGGTCCACGATTCGGAGGACTTCGCGGAATCGCTCTCCCGCCTGATCACGATCACCGGGGACGTCGACGCCAGCACCAACAACATGGGGCTCGTGGCGAACGTCGCCGCGCAGTTCTTCAAGGGCGAATTGGCGCCAGCGGTGGAGTTGGTCTCGAAGGTGATGCAGGGCCAGATCATTCCGCTCACCCGACTCGGCATCAAGGTCAAAGACGCGCAGGAAGGTCTCGACGTCCTGGCGTCGCGCAGCTTCGGCGCGGCCGAGCGAGCGGCGGGCACCTTCGGTGGCCGGCTCGCGCAGCTCAACAACCTCTGGACCGACTTCAAGGAGGAAGTCGGCGACGCGCTGATCTCGGCCGACGGAACGACCGGCGCGATCGACGTGCTGCGCGCGACGATTCAGGGGATGATTCGCTGGGTCAAGGAAAACAAAGACGAGCTGCGGACCTGGATTACCCAGGGGATCAACGCCGCCACGGACGCGGTGAAGGCTCTCACCCGCGCCTGGATCGCGTTCCAGCAGGCCCGCGGAAAAGCATCGCTCGTGACGGGCGCTGGTGCCCCCCTTGCGGATACCGAAGCCGGACTCAAAGCACAAATCGAGGAGTTCAAGCGCCAGCGGACGCAGCTGGAGGCAGAACGGGATTCGCTCGTCAAGGCGACCGAAGGCGTCGGTTCGCACGGTGCGGTCGGCAACGCGCTGCTCGACCTGATGCACAAGATCAGCGGTTCGAAAGCCCCGGTCGAAGCCCTCACGCTCTCGCTGCAGGAGAACGCTGACGCTCTGGAACTAGTCGAGCGCAACGCCGCCGCAGCGCAAGAGAAGCTCGCCACGCTCGGCCAGCCGGACCCCAAAAAGCCAAACCTCTTCAACGCCCCGCGGGTCGGCTCGGGTAACGTCGGCGAGTCGGAAAAGAAAGTCACCGAGGCCCTGGAGGCCTTCGACAAAGCGATGAAGTCGGCCCGCACCAATGCCGCACTGCTGGGCGATGACTTCGACTTCCTCGGCGCCAAGAGCTCGGCGCTCGAGACGGTCATGAAGGCGCTGGGCGAGGAAGGAATCGGGGCGAGCGACCGGCGGATGCGCAACTTTGCCGAGCAGCTCCAGTCGACCCAGGTCGCCGGGACGCTGGCCGACTTTCAGAAGACCCTGGACGGCATCACCCTCACCGCCGCGCTGATGGGCCCGCAGTTCGACCGCGACGCGGCGGAGGCCGACGCGCTCCGGGCGGTGATCGGGAAGTTGAGCACCCAAGTCGAGGAAGGCGACATCACACTGGGGGC